CTCCCCTCCACCCCATGATTCCGCTCCATTTTTGAAAGCATCCCCTGCCTCAGAAGATTTACATCTTTTGTCTCAGGAGGCATCTCAATTATTGTCAGCGGAAGATTTTCTCTCCGAATCCAATATTGCCAGTAGTTCCGGTAATCCTACCAAAACTGCGCAATCTTTTGCCTTCGTTGATTTCTTCAACTCCCTCGCTTCTTCATTTATCGAAATGATTTTCGGTACACTTGATTCCAAAGTATTGTTTAATCGTTTGCGCGCTTTTACTATCGGCATTATTGCCGTTAAGCACGCGAAAGATATATTCATTAACATCCAACATCTCATCATCACCTCGTGTAACTGGATCACAGTTCACACCCTTGGTGTTGCCTTGTTTGATGACTCTGGAATCAAATTTGTTAAAGAAGTAGACCGTCTCGTTAAGTTAACTCCCCACGTTATGACCATCATTCGTTCTCCAATTTCATCTCCTCTCGAAATTGCTGAAGCCGAACAATGGTCTATTGACTTACGCCTCGCATACTTCCAAAACATTCACCGCGATCATAAAGACGTTGCTATGGCGGATTTACTCCGCATCTACAACGCATTCTCTCAAGTACAAAGCCAATTTATTGGCAAGCTTTCAGAAACCGCCTCCAGGGTAGAACCTGTTGGCGTGCTTCTCCTAGGCGCCCCCGGCCTAGGAAAAACTGCTTTCCTTTCGTACATGATAGATATGTTGCATGATATGGGAGTTTGTTCCAACTTACTCCAATACCACCGTCTTCCCGATACCGATTTTGAAGAAGGTCACAAAGACCAAGCTTCATATGTGTTCGATGAATTCATGACTGTCAACGACAAGGAAGCCCGCTTGGCTCACGCTAAAGCACTCCTTGGATTAGTGAACGTCGCTCCCCGACCCATTAATTACGCCTCTGTTGAAAACAAAGGTGTTCATTTTGACAAATCAGAATTTGTCTGGTGCACAACCAATTCGACCCCCGAAAATTGGAAAGATCTCCTTGCTGTTCCGCAGGCTCTTCTCCGACGTTTCGCTCTTCGCATTACACCCGTCCTCCCAGGTGATATTCCCGTGAATGATCTTGGTAATATTGACTGGCGAGCTTATGCTTTCGACGTCGTCCTTCCTACAGACGCTCCTAATGCTGCTCCCAATCGTATGTCCCTTCACGATCTTCTCGGGCATCTCGCCCGCGCACGCCTTACCCGCATGCGTCACCACACTCTCAAACGAAATCAAACTCTCGATGAGAAGCGCGGATTCGTAGATAATTATGACGCCCTCAAAAACGCCATTTTGCTCGAAACCGCAGCTCTCCCTAGAGCTCAAGGTTTGACTGATTCTTACGTTAAAGAACGCTTGTTCGTCAAGTTTTCTTCTTCACTCAGAGTTGAATGCGCAAGCACTAAACCCTGGAAAGAAATTCTAGAAGACGCTGTTGAAAATCTCGACAACGCCAACTGGATTCCTCAGTTCAATCTTGCTTCTCCTCCTGAAGATTTCAATGATTACCCCCTCGCCCAAGTTTACGCCACCGCTTGCGGTGACAACGCACTCCGTGTTGTTTTGCAACGAGAGTATGCGCGTCTGACCACAGATCGCCGAACTCTCTTCGAAAAATACGGAGTCTACGAAGATGACAAACCTGACCCTATCCCCAAGAAATATAGGAAATACTGTCCCAATATCAATATGATTTTGAAAAGCATGTACTATTATGCCTCTTATCTCAATCCCTTTGTTTATGGTACTTCCCTTCTCAATACTTTCTTGTCGGCTTCTGCCACAATTATCTTCGCAACGTGTATGTCTATCGCAGCTGTTTCAGTTACGATTATGGTCGCTCTCAAAACCATTCTCGCTGCTACTCCAACTGTTATTAACGTACAAACTTCCCCCTCCCCCACTCACGCTCAGAGTGCTCGTGACAAAGAAGAACGCATCCGTATCCGAAAAGCCAAAGTCATTTCCTCTCGAAACGCCGCCCTCGGCCGTACTCGAGTTGTCAAAGCTCAAGCTCATGACCCTAACTTCGCCTCCCTTGCTAACTCTTCCTATTGTTACATCCACTCCTCCCCTTACACTCCGGGAGCTCGTGCTGTTGGTCTCAAAGAACGATTTGTTCTGACCAACTTCCACATGCTCAAAAGCCTCGATTCCTATGAAACTATTACAATCTCCACTCATACTGGTGACTACGTTGTTAAGGTGAAAGAAATTATCCGTGTGGATGACGCTGAAGACGATCTCTGCCTTCTCGAACTCCCTCGAACTATTCCCCCTTTCCCTGACATTACTCACCGTTTCATAAAAGACGACGACTTGCTCCAAATTGGAAGCGGCTATTGCCGCGCCATTCATCAAGAAAGACACCCTGTCTCTCTTGAATGGTCTCTTGATTACAAAGAACCCAATATCATCGCTTACTCTGATGAAGACTCTGAAACTTACCATCCATTTGGTTTGTCCCTCCCTCTTCCAGGAATTGCCGGTGATTGCGGTACTCTAGTAGCCACTTTCTCCAACACCCTTGCTTGTCGCAATCTTTTAGGAATCCATTGTGCCGGAAACGACACTTGCTCCCAATACACTCTTGTCACTCAAGAGTTACTTTCAATATTGTTGTCAGAAGTTACTCACTCTCAAGGATTTGCAGTCCGAGTCACTCCCGCGTCACCTCAGATGCTCGAAACTCAGGCCATTGCTGCAAAAGACAATCTTGCCCACTTGTTAGTTTGCCCTCCCCAAGCTACACTCGTAGGTATTGTCTCTCCTGCAGATCATATCCCCCGAAAGAGTAAACTCGTTCCTTCTCTCTTCTACAACAAATTTGGAAAACCCAAACGCGAACCAGCTGTCATGAGTTGTCATGATTCCCGATGCAAGGTGGACCCACTATCCACTGCATACTCGAACATGATAAAAATCATGATTGATGACCTTCCCTCCTCCTTCCAGGAGTGTGCTGATCAGATATTTAAATATGTCAAGTCTACATCCGTCCCTCGACGTACGCTCACACTCTCCGAAGCTGTTCTTGGAATAGGTTCTCTACCTCCAATGGTTCTCGACACTTCTCCGGGCTATCCATGGACTCACCATCCAGATGCCAGAAAAGCACAAGACTCCACCAAAGGCTTCTTTGTCAAAATAGAGAACGGTCTCGTTGTTCTTCATCCTGATCTTCAATCTGCCCTAGATAAAGATCTCGAAGATCTCCGTAACGGAATCGTTCCTGATTGGTTCTTCGCTGATAAACTCAAAGATGAACTCCGTCCTCTCGACAAAATTGCCGCTGGAAAATCTCGTGTTTTCATGGCTGCCCCCATTGCGTGCCACATTATTGGTCGAATGCTCTTTGGTTCTCTTATCGCTGCTAGCGATGAGTCTCGGATGCTCTATCCAGGACTCTCGTCTTGCGCCGTAGGCACTGTTCCTCAAGATCTCTCCACTCAAGCTCTCTTTTCCCAGCTTTATAGTGAAGAATTTGTCGTTCATGCCCATGACCAAAGAGGTTTTGACTATCATCAACATCTCAAACACGCAAAATGTGTCGGAATCTCTGTCAATAAATGGTATAATAACCCTTCTGATGACACTGCTCGCCTCACCTTCATTGTAGCTTGTTACACGTCCAAACATGTTTCAGGCCACATCGTTTACGTCCTCGACGCGAACGGAATGCCTTCAGGTGTTTTCTTTACCGCTCACTTTAATTCATGGGTCCTCGAAACTTGCACGATTTGTGCATTACACGAACACTCTAAGAACCAAAAGAAAGCAGGTATCACCTCAAAGGTACTCGCCCCTCGTCAAATCAAGCGCGGAATCTTCGCTCTTTATTACGGTGACGACTCGTGGATTGCTATTCCTAAGAAACTTCTCACTATCTCTGGTGCAGAATTCTTTGCTCTCTACTTGTCACTTGGCCTCGAAGCCACTCACTGTGTTAAAGACTGGCCCGCCGACCAGATCGTTCCTCCCGAATCTATCACGTTCCTAAAACGTCGCATATTCAAAAATGCTGACGGGCACGTTGTTTTCGCACTTGAAATTGACCACATCTACGATATGCTGAACTACATCTATAAGAAATATCTCACTTCTGCATCATTGTACAACTCCACTGCACGTAACATGCTAACGGAAATCGCGCTTCACGGTAGGCTTGAGTTTACAAGACTCGCCACAACTATGGAGTGCGTATTCCGGGAATCCAACATGGATCTTACGATCCCTGTGGATTTTGCTAGTTACGTCTAGGGGCTTCGGCCCCACATGCCCTGGTAAATGAAGGTATCCCCTGACCTTCTTCGCCGCGCCAGGTGCAAGACTTGCGGCAACAAACTCGGAAGTGCTTCTGATTCATCGCACTTCCTAAAACTTGAATCGCTACACATGATAATTCATCTCACATCGAC